TACTATTCAAGCCCTAGCGAATTTGCACAAATCAACGCACAAATTCGAGCAGCAGCGCCAAATATCACCACAGCCGATACCCCCGGTATTTTGCCCGAAATCATTACACAGGCCGTATATGACGGACTAAATCCGGTCAGACCTTTTGTTACCGCTATCGGTACCCGCGCAATGCCTACAGCTGGCGCAACATTCCGCCTAGCAAAAATTACTGTACGCCCAACAGCTACACAGCAGGCCAGCGAAAACGCGTCGCTCGATCCATCTACCGTTACCGTGTCAAACACCGACGTTTCTAAACTTACATTCGGTACGTACGTTACAATGTCCGAGCAAGATCTCGACTGGACAGACCCCGCCAGCCTTAATATCGTTTTGGAACAGCTCGCTATTGCCTATGGACAGGCCACCGACAACTACGCCGTAGACAACTGCCATGCAGCAATTACACAAACAAGCGCAGTAGCCGATACGGCTGTTGGTGCAGACTGGGTTTCAGCAATTTACGACGGTGCCCGCCAAATTTCGGCCTCGTCTAACTATTTGCCTAGCCACATGTTCGTAACGCCCGCCAGTTGGGCCGCGCTTTCGTCATCTGTGGACGACCAAAATCGGCCGGTATTTCCATACACGGGCGCACCTAACCTTATGGGACAAAACGCAGCAGGCAACGCAGCAGCGAACACATGGAACGGCAACCCGCTAGGCCTTGTATTGGTAGTAGACAAAAACGCTCCCGGCTCATTTATGGGACACGCCGCAGGCCCCGCAGCTGGTTACCAATTTTTCGAGCAGATGAAAGGGGCCATAGCTGTGGACGTGCCCTCTACATTATCGAGGACCATAAGTTTCAGAGGGTATGCCGCAGGCAGCATGAGAGACGCTACAAAATTCGTTAAGTTCGTCTAGTCCGAAAGGCGGTTAGCCGCCAATGGCTATTTATACGGTTACGCACAAGACGCTAATAACTAATTACGCGTCGCTACAGCTACTTGAGCCTCACGACATTTCTCCCGGTGACGCTGTCACCGTTGCCGGGGTAAATGCCACGTTTAACGGATCACGCACAGTTTACGCAACACCCGAATATCTGTTTATCGGCGTAGACACCGAAGGCGATTTAATTTACGACTACGACCAGCCGGTGCCGTACCAAATTATTTACGCACTAACCGCAGCCGACGTAGAACGCAGCGCGTCTACCGGCACCGTCACCAATGATTTAGTGGCCTGCACATGGATTACCGCTACCGATATTGAGGACTGGTTAGGCATAGGCACAGCAACCGCTGGCGACGCTGCATTTTTAACAACGTGTGCAGCTGCCGCAAACGAATTTTGTTTTACTCGACGTAAAATCGCCGGGTACCAAGACGTTTTAGCCACCGCCCCAAATGGCGCAGCAAAACTAGGCACAATCCAATACGGCGGCGCGTTGTACCGACAGCGCGGCGGGCTGCAAGATATGGCTACATTTGATGGCTACGGCAACGCCAGCACCAACGGCCTTAACGGCACGATTAAACAACTATTGGGTATTGACCGCCCAACGCTCGCGTAATGCCCGTAGTAGCCTTTACAGACCTATTTAACGAGTGTCTAGACGACCTAGCGGCGAAACTTGCCACCGTCTCGGGCTTACAAGTAGTTACCGACCCGCGTAACCTTGTACCGCCATGTGTCTTTATCGACGCGCCAACATTTCAAGCCTTTAATGGCAACATTGTTAAAATGACGTTCCCCGTTAGGTGCATTTCTTTAGGCCCCGGCAACCTAGACGCGCAACGCTCGCTAATGAATTTAGCCGCGCAAGTATTAGGCGCTGGCGTAGGTGTCACAGATGGACGCCCCACTATGGCTATTATCGGCGGGGTAGAGCTACCCGCCTACGATCTCACTATTAACATTCAAGCGCAAACCAGTTAGGCACAAAATGTACGTAATTCTTTCAGAACGCATAGGCACCGTAGGCGCAAAATACACGCCAGCACCCGGCGCAAACATTGACGCGCTAATTACGTATGGCTTTATTGGTTTAAGTTCCACCACTAAAGCCCCTAAATCTGCTAAAACAGAGACAGACACCGACACAGAAACCGATACAAAGGATTAACCCCTATGGCTACCAGCACACTTTTAAGCAACCCACACGTAATTATTAACTCGGTCAACCTGTCCGACCAATGTACGGCCGCAAACTTTTCCATTGATTACGCTCAACTTACGGCGACCAGCTTTGGAGATGTTGATAACAAGTACGTAAAGGGCTTAGGCGACCATTCTTTGACCTTAAGTTTTTACGGATCGTTTGCAGCTACCGAAACATGGGCAACGCTTAACGGCCTTGTAGGCACAACATTTACCGTTATTGTGTCACCCGAGGCACCAGCAACACCGGGCACATATTCGGCCACAAATCCGGGCATGACCCTAACCGGTACATTCCTGGCCTCGCTACCAGTCAACTTTGCACTAGGCGAATTAAATACTATGGATATAGTCTGTACCGGGGGCGTTTACACCCTCGACGTATCCTGATCTAAACACCTAACAAAAAGGGCCCGACATGAACATAACAATTCGCGTTACACGCAACGACAGCACCTACGACGTACAAACTAATTTAATGGTTGTAGTCCTATGGGAACGCAAATACAAAATGCGCGCAAGCGATTTAGCAAGCGGCGTAGCAATGGAACACCTCGCCTACATGGCGTACGAAGCTAGTAAAATGGCGTCGGTAGTTGTTCCGGTTTCATTCGATCAATTTATTAAAGAGTGTTCCGCGCTGGAAGTTGTAGATAGTGAAAACCCAAACCCTACCGAGTCGGCAGCTACCGCCGACAACTAGCCGAACTACTGGTAGCGGTGCATTACTGGCCACCGTCTGTAGATTTCGACACAGCCGACCTAGCAACCGTAGTAGACGTACTAAACACGCAAGCCCGGGAACGGGAGCGCGCTAATGCCCGTCGCCGCTAGCGCTCAAGTATTCGGCATACAAGAGACGCTGGCCGAACTAAACAAATTTGATCCGTCGTTTAGACGCCAAATTACTACCGACATACAAGCTGGCGCGGGCAAAATGGTCGTAGATAGCGCGCGGTCAATGATCCCGAAGGACTACCCGCTATCGGGTATGGCTCGAGGCTCAATGATTAAAGGCCGTAACGAAACTATCTATAGCATTAAGCGCGTTTTAGACGGCGTTAAAACTGTTGTAGGTAAACGCGCCAGCCGTGAACGTACCGTAACGTTTAAGCGCCCGCTAATACTTGACGGCCGCCGCATTAATAACGCCTACACACAAACCGTAGATTTTAAGGCCCGCCCGTACGCGCTATTGGTTGCTCAACAAAAAGACGCCGCAGCTGCTTTATGGGATCACGCCGGCATTAATCAGGGTAGCCAATTTGTTACAAACCTTATAACGGACGGGGAAGGCCCTAACCCGCGCGCGTCCCGATCACTTACCCCGGGTGTAGTCGCTGTCATGCCAGCAGTAGAAGGCGAACTATCCAAAATAATTGACCGGGTATCTGTCAAAATGAATAGAAACCTAAAGATAGTAAACCGCTAATGGCCTTAAACATTCCAATTCTCTCGAGCCTTGACACTAAAGGTTTCGATAAGGCCGCCCGCGAATTTAAGAGCCTTAAAACCAATTCCGAAAAAAGCGCGTTCGCCATTAAAAAAGCAACCGTACCCGCCGCCGCGGCTATTGCAGCATTAGCGGGCGTAGCTGTCATGGCCAGTAAAGCAGCCATAGAGGATCAGGCCGCACAAGTAAAACTAGCGGGCACACTTGAGCGCACTACAGGCGCAACCGACGCAACCATAGCGGCCACGGAAGCGTACATAGACCAAATGTCCCGGGCGTCGGCCGTGGCCGATGACGATTTGCGTCCGGCACTATCCACACTTTTACTGGGCACAAAGGATCTAGGCAAAGCGCAAGAATTACTAGCCGTCGGACTAGACCTATCGGCGGCAACTGGTAAGGATTTGGCCACTACTACAAACGCGTTAGCCCGTGGGTATGCGGGAAATACCAAAGGCCTCAAATCTTTAAGCCCTGAAATCGCCGCGTTAATTAAAGACGGCGGCACATTCTCCGACGTACTAAGCGTATTAAAAAAGAATTTCGGCGGGGCCAGCGATGAAGCAGCCAACACCGCCGCCGGTGGATTTAAGAAACTGCAAATTTCTATTAGCGAAACTGTCGAAGGTATCGGCCAAAAACTGCTGCCAGTTATCGACGTTTTGCTACCGTTCCTAATCAAAATTGGACGATGGTCGCAAGACAACACCGGGTACATACTGGCCGTCGGTATCGCGCTAGGTGGTATCGCTGCCGCCGTTGTACTTACCTCGGGCGCTATGGCCGTATGGAACGCCGCTGCCGTTGTCACTACAGCCATTAACACAGGTTTAGCGTCGTCCTATTTTGCCGTACAAATCGCTACCGGTATTGGTATTGCTACCGCTTTAGTCGGCGTCGCAGCTATAGCCACGTTGGCGGTCAAACTTAAAGGCACGATCGATAAAGCGTCTAAAGCACAAACCGACGCTATGAAGCGCAACACGTCGAGCGTTCGCGCGTTTGAAGAATCGCAACGTTCCCTAATTCCCGTAACCACCACGGTTATAAACCAAACAGATAAACAAAAGGTGGCGCAAGATAAAGCAACCGCCAGCAACAATAAAGCAAAAGCAGCTGCTAAAGCGCTGGCCGAACAGATAGTAAAACTTAAAGACGCGCTACGCGACCAAATGGCCACAGCGCTAGCCGAAGCTAACGCCGTACTCGATACCGCTACAGCCAAATTTGAGGCGTTTTCGCAGTCGGTAGCCGACTCGGTTAAATCGTCGTTTAGTTTTGGAGACGCACAAAAGACAGCAGCCGACAACATTAAAGCCGTGGGCGAGGCGTCCGACAATGTGGCAGCAGCTCAACGCGCTGTAGCTAAAGCAATGGCGGGCACAGATCCGGAAGCCTTGACCGAGGCGTACGCAGACTTAGCGGCCGCAAATCAAAAGCTAAACGACGCACAGTCAAGCCCTAAAACATTCCTAGACAACCTTAAGGTACAAGCCAACAAAGTTAAAGATTTTGGCGTGTTGGTTAATCGTCTGTTGGCTGCCGGATTATCCGAGTCGGCCCTACAGCAAGTGTTGGCAGCTGGCGTAGACGGCGGCACCGCCATAGCGCAGGAACTACTAGGCAGCGCCGGCGCAATTCTCGAGGCCAACGCGCTAACCGCAGACGTGCAAACGATCGCAGACACCGTAGGTGTAAACAGCGCAAAGCAGTTTTACCAAGCGGGCGTAACCGCAGGCACAAACCTAGTAGCGGGCATACAAGCCGTGATAGACACCTACACCATACGATTAGGCACCGTAAACACCGCAGCAGGCGTAGGCGGGCTTACAAGCGGGTTTACGGCCGATGTAGGGGCAACAATGGGCGGGAACTTTAACCCGTTAGCCGGTATAAATTTTGGCATGGGTACCCTTATGGCCGACGGTGGCATAGTCACACGCGCGACCAGCATTATCGCGGGCGAGGCGGGCAGCGAGGCGATCATTCCACTAGACCGTTTAGGTGATTTTGGCGGCGGCGATACAAACGTCACTATTCAAGTAAACGGCGGCGACCCTAACGCAGTAGTACAAGCCTTGCGTACCTACATGCGGCAAAACGGCTCAATACCTATCCGTACCAGCAACATCTTTTAGCTATGGGTTTACAGTCCTACACCGTTGCCTACTCGACAGACGGCACCACATTTACAAACCTTACGAACGTGCAACAGATCACGATAAACGCCGGGCGACAGGCGCAGCTACAGGCCATTCAGGCCACGACCGCTACGGTCGAATTGCGTTACCCTACGGGCTTTGTGTCGCCTATTGCCGATCTAGTTACCGGCACAATAATTCGGATACGCAACACGAACAGCATTTACCCATACCCAAATGCCGACATGCTGCTAGGCCGCATAAGCAACGTAACCGCTGTGTATGGCATACCGTTTCAAGCTGGTGTAGGTAATGCCGACTATTTACTAATTGAGGTCGAAGGCAGTTTTGCAGTATTAGGCCGTATGCAAGGCGAAAACTACGTGTTAACCAGTACAGACCTTGCGGCTCAATGCGTTGAGGCGTCTAGCGAAACTGGCATAACCGTAGAAAAAGTAGGCCCAAACACATCTATAGCGCCAACCACTATTAGTGGCACGTGGGGCGACTGGGTGGCGCAAGCCGCGCTAACTACTAACAGCCGGCTACATGACACAGTATTTACCGATACTGTTTCAATCGTTAGCCCATTTGCACAAAACATCGCTACTACCGGGTTTAGCGACGTGGCCAATAACATTAGTTTTCAAGTGTACGACGGTATTACTTTCGACAGTTTAGGCGACAATTTCTATACCCAAATTACGGTAGACCCGCAAGATTTCGCAGCTGTCACAGTTACGCAAGCGGGCGCTAGCGCACCGTTTAGGACATATCAAGTAAACACATTAAGCGCCAGCACCGGCAACGCTACAGACTTTGCTAACTACCTATTAGGCAACTACGGCGTAGCTAGTTTTGCTATTAGTAGTTTCACGTGTAGCGCCGAATCACAAGCCGTATTTCAACTTGACGGCATGGAAAACGGCCCAAACTTTAACAGTTTTGTAGGGACACAAGTAAACGTAACATTTCGTGGCACCGTGTTTACTTGCTTAATTGAGGGCGTTTCTATGTCGGCTAGCCCGGCTGGCGCGTCGTTTACTTACTACGTGTCGGGCGCGGATCTAAACGCGTATTTATTACTAGGTAATTCAATACTCGGACAGCTGGACAACAATAGATTAGGCTACTAACTATGACAGTTTTACCAGCATTTACCACCGGGCAAGTGTTTACAAGCGCAGCTGCTAACGATATGGCTAATTCAGGGCTGACCTACATTACTAGCGGTGCGCTCAGTTCTACGGGTACCAACTTTGCAGGGTGCTTTACAAGCACATACGACAATTACAGAATTGTTATGTCATCTTTGGCATTGTCTGCTGATGCTGACATTTATTGGGCAGGCTTAGTTGGCACAACACCGTCGACTAGTGCTGACTACTCATTTGCTCAGTTAGGGCTAAGAGCCGACAACACAGCATTAAACGCGGCGAACTCTGCCTCGACTCTTGGCTACACAGGCTTTACCGCAACTGGTGGCGTAGGCGGTGTAGTAGTCGGCAGTGTTTCAATCGACATCTACGGGCCAAAACTTACGCAACGTACTTTTATGACAGTAAATGCGATGGGATATTCGTTAGGCTTTTATGCCAGACAGGGCATGAGCCATTTCAACTTAACAACCTCTTTCAATGGCATTAGATTTACAACTGGGGCAGCGCCAACAATGACCGGAACTGTAACCATTTTCGGCTATCGCAAACCTTAGGAAAATATGAGCAATACACCACAAGTAACTACGCATTACGTAGACGGAACACCAAGTGAAACCCGCGACATGACACCCGAAGAAATAGAGCAATTTGTTACAGGACTAATAGACGATGAAACTACGAAATAGCCTAGTTTTATTGGTGTTTGTAGCCTCGCTAACAGCATGTAGCGATCGTGTACGCGTGAACTGTGAGCGCGTAAAAAACAAAGCACTAAACGCAGTAACCGAAACAACAAACCAAATAGGCGGTGGCCGCTGTGGCTAAACAAAAATACTCCAATGAGGAAATAAAAGCGCGGCTAGTTTTGCTTGTAGGCGTTGGCTTAACGTGTTCATTTCTTTTTAGCGTTATGGCAATTTTGTACGGCGTTCTTTTTGTGGTACAGCCTATGGAGCAAGCCCCCAATGACGCGGCCGCGTGGAGCGTGTTGTCAAGTATGTTGCTCACGCTTTCGGGCGGCCTTATTGGCTTGCTAGCTGGCAACGGCCTTAAAGATAAACCAAAAGACCCACCAGCGCCATGACAAGGCCGTACCCCTATTACCCCGCGTACGACGGTGGCGGCGAGACCCCGGGTATACGCAAACTGCTCGAGCTAATGACAAAACGGTACGGCACAAAATCGCTAGGTACCTATGTAGTACGCAACATGAGAAACGGATCTAACCCCCCGCAATTATCCGTACACGCGACCGGGGCGGCGCTCGACGCCCAATACAAAGACGAAACGCAAGCGCGCGCCATATGGGACTGGCTACTAGGTAGTTCCATTATCGACGGTAAGACTGTTCAACATTCCGAGCGTCTCGGTTTAGTCGAGATCCATTGGTACGCCTACGGCGACTACGGTTGCGGCTGGCGCTGTTCGCGCGGCGAAGGCAAGCGCGGGGTAAAAATTTTCACGGCCACAGACAACGCCGGTAGCTACTCGGGATCAC